CGGGCAAACTCCAGCAAATTAAATGGGGCCACTTCAACCCAGAACTCGCGCCAGCTGCGGGGACTGGCAATCATGCAGTCCATAAACAAGTTGTTGGCCTGGCAGAAACGCTTGGTTAGTGCCAGCTGGCGCAGATCAATCGCGTTGACTTCGGCGTAATTTCCAATGCCGTCGTCACTGTCGATGACGGTATCCAAGAAAATGTCGGGCGCCAGGCTGCTTGCGCCGTCGGGAGTAGAGGGGTAGTAGACGTAACCGTCGTCACCCCAGGCGGTGCCGAACTCATCGGTGCCGCTAGTGCGGATTTTGCGGACGCGGCGACCTTGGGTAGCAAAAACGCTAAATGAACGTAGGTCTTGGATTGTTTTGCCCGAGTAGGCGTTGAAGCCGTACAGGGCCAAGTTGTTGTACAGCTGGCGGGTTACACCGCCGTTTACGCTCGTGTAATCGGAGAACGGTTGGATAATCTGTTCGGTAGCTGCAGTAAGGGTTATTTCCGGTCCTGCGTCAAAAGAAAACTGGAGTTGAGTATCGGAGTCGTAGTTAAACAAGTCCCACTCGTTTAGGTCTGCGGGATTGTTGTTTTGAGGCGGGAAATTGCGGTTCGTACCAAGAAGGGATAATCCTGTAAATTGAACCGACGGCACTGTGGTGTTGCCGCTGTTTAGTCTGTATGTATCGAGTGTGTAAGTAACGGGGTTTCCGGTGTTTTCGAGGTAAAAATAGTTTGCAGATGCATCGCGTTCGGCAAGGGGATCGCTAATCGGTTCCAGCTCAAATGCCCATTGCGTTGCGGCCGCTGGGTCGGTTAGACCGCTATTGAACTTGATGTAGATGTAGTTTTCGTTGTCGGCGGCGCGACTGATTGCAAATACGCCGGGAACAGTTGAATACAGAGTTTGGCCTACTTCTTTGTAACGCAGTTTGAACAGTGATACGCGGGGTTTAATGCCGTTGTCACTGGCTGGATAGCCGCTGCGCCTGCCACTGCCATATTCCATTTGACGGCCACTAATACGCTTGTAGACAACAGCTTTAAGTGCCAGGTCAACAATGTGGCATTGGGACACTGTTTCGTAGCTAGCTGTTGCGATGCGTACTAGCGCTTTGGTGTAGAAAACATCGTCTACGGCACCGGATAAATTAAGAACAATACTATCCAGATATTCATAGCGACGAAGCAAAGCTATTTCGTCTGCTGTTAGTGTTCTGCTTATGACATAACCGTTAAATGATTGTGCTGTATATGTAACTGTCCGTTGGCACCATGCCCTATAACTACGGGTAACATTTGAACCAGAACTTTGGAATGTCCAGCCTGGTGGACAAAGTGTCGTACCTCTGTTGCCGGAAGTGTTGGCGTTGGTTGTTTCGGTGCGCGTGGCTCGGTAAGAGCTATACGAGGCAACTCGTATTTCACCGGAATCGGCTAGTTGCGCGGCTGTAGTAATGTCTGGTCTTTGATCTTCGTTAAGCAGCGCCAAAGCGCCAGGGCGTAGGCGGTCATATTCAGCTCGCTCTTCTTCGGATACCGTGGGCGTTGTAGAGGCTGGATCGAGGCTTGTGTAGGAAGCGGATGGTACTCTGCCAGCTTTAATGCACCTAAGGGCGATTGTTGCATCTGTAGTTTCAATATCAGGATTTACCAGTTGTGTGACTTTAAATAGTGCTGTGCCAAGTTTAAAAATGCTGGCAACATCAAACGTGCTGACAATACTGCGGCGGGCATCTTCTGCTTCCTGACCTGGTGCAAGTGCTGCTCCAGAGGTTCTGGTGATGCGAACTGTAAGTGTGGTATTCAGAGGGATAGATATGCCCGAGCCGGTTACCCATGGCGTCATTTCTGCGTAGACACCTAGGTTGACGCTTTCTTTGTCGCCGGTGGAATTACGCAGATATAGCAATATGTTTAGAGGTACAACCCCGTAAATGCCGCAAGTATTGGAGGTTGTTGGTGAGTACGCTTGGCTGAAACCGTCGACGCGGACATTGGCTGCTGTCGTCTGGATGCGATAAGGATTATCAGTCAGCTGGCCGTAGCTAGTGGGGTCTGATGTCGATTGGCTGTTCAGTTCATTATTTTGGGCGAGGAAGCCCGTAGCCCCAGGATTGAAATACATCCAGAGGTTGTTGGTTATCAGATCGCGGATGGGGGTTTGACCGAAAGCGCTTTTTTCTGGGTCGATTGCTGTGATGGCGCCACCGGCAAGCAGCAGCAACATTTGAATAAATTGACTGGAACCGTAACTGCGGACGGCGGACCACAGCAAAGCGCTGGTAATGCGGACGCCGCCGTTGGGGTTTGCTCCAGTGCCTGTGCCGCGGTTTGCGTATACGAGGTTTACCGGTTCCCCGTAGGTGGCCAGTTCTTGGACGCTGTTAAAACCGAATCGCGGCGAAAAGCGTTCGTCGCGTGTTTGCTGCTGACCGCCTCCTTCTTGTTTCTGGATTCCGGGTAATTCAGGAACCTGCGGTTGAGGAGTTAATAGTGCTGAGACAACTTGAGCAATGATGCCAACAATCGTCAGAACCAGTGCCACGACGCCAACTTCTGCTGTTGGCTGGCCCTTAAAGTCGGGTTTTTCGTATAGCGCGACAAATTCCAGGTACTCGTCCTTGCTGATGCCGAGCGTTGCGATCAGTTCGTGCTCAAAGGGCAGCAGCTTGCGGGTCATCGGTTCATCCAGAAATATGCGCCCATCCCAGTGGGAATCTGGCTACGCACCACATTCTGACTTGGGGCGATAAAAAGCACAGCATCGTCCTCCAAAACAGTGGCCAGCGCAGCTCCGGCTTCACCGGGTAAAAAGGCCACTGCACCAGAGCGGGGTGCGTCAATCCGGGTTCCGTTGTCCAGCAGCCAGCGAAAAATCAGTTTGCGCGGGAAGGTTTCGTCGGTGTAGTCGCGGTAGACCCACTCGAACTGCTCGGTGTAGTCGGCAAACCCCAAGCGTTTGTGGACCTCGCACGCCAGCTGGAAACAATCGGTTTTGCCGCTGCCGTCCCAAGGTGCGTGGCCCCAGCCGTAGCGCAGCCCGATTAAGTCGTTCACTGGAGGGATACGTTGGCGCTGACGGGAAGGGGGCCGACCAGCTGGCGCGTGAGTACGCGGGCCGGAAAGTTGGAAACCACGCTGTCGATGGCTGAGCGGTAGCGCAGCTCAATAGTAGTCTCGCTGATACTGGCGCCAATGCCAACTAGATACTCGACTTGGGTGGCGCCGTTTACGGCAATTTCGTTGTTGCTCGTCAGCCACACAGTGGAAAGCACCAGGCGTCCCAGGCGGTTGCCGTTGCCGGCGTCCAACAAACGGATGGCAAAATCTACGTTGGGGAACAGCACCTGCACAAGGGTGTTGTCGCCCGTGTTGTTGGAAACGGTACCTTCGGCGCGAAAAGGGGCAAACTCGTAGCGCTGGCTTAGGTAGCTGTAACTTTCGTTTACAAAATAGTTTTGATAGCGGTGAGTGGTGCCGTCGGTTGTGGTCAGATTGAAAAATTGGGCGATGCGGACGTCAATAGCCATCACGCGTCATCCGTAGTCGTGTTGCGGATTTCTCCAAGCAGCGTGATGGTAACGGTGTAAATGCCGGGGCGTACAGACTGGACCTGGGGCGGTTTTTCGTACTCCCAGCGCAAATTACCGCGGTCAGCCGTGTAGCTGGTGACTTCGGCGGTGAGCGCGGAACTCATACCAGCAGTCACGTTGTCGGATAAGCGGAAACGGCTGTTGCTGGCGGTTTGAGAATGATAATGATTCAAAAAGGCGTCGACGGTTGCGTCGGGGATATTTCCGTATTCCAGTTCCAGTTGGGCGCCGTAGGGGCTGTTGCCGAAGGTACGGCGGACCGTGACTCCAGACAGCGTGCGGAATGTTTTTTGGGGGTAGACGCCGGGTGTATAGCGGCGTGCGGTAGGTGTAAAGGAGGGGAAGTTAGCCATTAGAAGCCGACCCTTTTACGTGTGGAGGGTGACTGCTGGAGTCTGTCCAACGTCATGGACATGCCACGTTGGGCGCCGTCGCGGGCGGCTTGGCGGCGGGTTTGAGCCATCGCAGCCTCCAGTTGATCGCGGCTGACGTATTCCACCCCGTTGATCGTGCTGGTCTCAAAGCTCATGTTAAGGACAGGACCGCCGCTGGCACCAGGGGCTGCGCCCATCGAGGCACGCAGGTCGCTGTTGGACATCACGCCGCCGCTGGTGCCAGGCACAAACAGCTCGGGGCCGCGCTCGCCAACGAGGTAAGGCGTGGAGGCTCTAACTGAACCGCCGTCTGCCCTGAATTGGGGTGCACCTGCTGCATATGCAAAAGTATTTGTTTCTCCTCCGGTTGCTGGACCGCCAGCAAAAGGTGATGCCCCACCGCCGCCACCCAATGCTTTAAGGATGGTTTGGAGAATGATCATCGTTAGCTGTTTGGCGATGATCTCGGATGCCATTTGAATAAAGGCATCCCCGACAGATTGGAAGAAACTGGCCAGGGCTTCTTGGGCGGTCATTGTGCCAGAGATGATGCCTTGGAACGCTTGGCTGAAGGCCGTGCCAATGCTGTCTGCCACCGATACGGCGATGTTGCCGATGTTGGTCAGCTTGGTTAGCTCGTCTTGCAGGGCGCCAATGCGTTTTTGGATGATTTCGCCGGCGGTTTCTGGGGCAGCAAGTTGTTTTTTGAGTGCCTCAATTTGCGGAAGCGCGTTTGCGTCAACTTGCCCGCCTTTTTTTAATGCCTCCATTTCATACGCTATCCGCAAACTATTACGTTCTGCTTCCGTAGTTGCATTTTTGAGGTTAAGTTCGTACTGCAGAGACTTAATGGTGTCTTCGGTAAACTCTTTACGTTCTGCATAAATAGCGTTGAGGCGTATTTCATTTTCGACTTGCTGTTTTTTGATTGCGGCACGCCCTTCGCGTGTAATCGCAATTTGGGCTTCTAGGTTCTTTTCGTTTGCTAGTTCTTTAGCGTACTGGTATTGAATAGCCAGTATCCTTTCTTCACCTTGTAAACGAGCTACAAGGATAGGATCGCGCTTGAGTTCAGCATCCGCAATTTTTTGTTGTAGCCCGGACTGGATACGCAGTATCGAGGCTTCTGCATTGCGATCACGTACCACTTGAGCAACCCGCTGGCGTTCGCGCTCAGCATCCCTAGCAGCTTTATCAGCACCTTTATCTGGACGCAAAGATTCCACGCCTTGCGTGGCAGAACGCAGTTGTCTAAGTCCCTGTAAAGCGTTAGTAAATATTGAAGACGGCGGATTATTTTTACGGTTTTCTAATACGCGTTGCTGACCAAAAATAGCCGGGTCAATAATTTGCCCTTGACCGCCTCCCATAAAGCTGGCAGCAGTGGCAAGACCGGCAACAATACGATCTTGGATCGTTATTTGTTTTAGCCCCTCTTCTGTTTGTTTTATTCTTGCTTCAAGCAGAGCTTTTTGGAAAGCAAGTTCTACAGCAGCCGAGTCGCCCAGTTTTATTTGATTTATTAGCTGAGTAGCTCTTTCAATTCCGATCTTTTCATACGCTCCAAGAATTACTTGCGCTAAATCCGCTTGATCTTTTGCTGCGGCTAGACCTTTTAGGATAGAAGCGTCATCACCGTACAAGAAAGCCAACGATTTAGTTACGTTAGCATCGCCAAAACCTGCAAAACTTTGCAGTAATTTTAAGGCTTCATCATTGGCTATACCAAAAGTTTTAGCAAGATTACTTACATCTTTACTGACTATTTTTGCGGCGTTTCCAGTGCCGGAAACTTGGGAGTTTAAAACTGCTAACTGCTTGTTGAACGTGTCAGCTTTTTCGGCAGCATCACCAAGAGCTGTACCAACGATAGAAAGAGCAAAGCCAAAGCCTCCTCCTACAAGACCACCAGCTAAGCCGCCGACAGCACCGCCAGCTGCAGCTGCCGGACCTTGCCCAAACAGCAGCGGAAAACCGCCACCAATAAGTGCGCTACTTATTGCGCCACCAGCTCTATTTCGTAATCCGCCTCCAATACCTGTTTCCGCCGCAGCTGGAGCAGTTCCTGCTTCATAGGCCGCTCTTTCACGTAGTTTTCCGGCTCTTCTTTGTCTTGAGGCTTCAAGGCGATCTATTTCTCTTAGGCGAGTAACGCTTTCCAGGCGCTCGTTATTTAGCCGATCTTCTGCAGTCTCTAGTTGTTTAATACCTCGTGCGGAAGCGTTAAGCATTGCAGCATCGGGCAATGCTTTTATTTGCTGCAGTTTTGCGGCTTGACCGGCAATTCCAGCGTACAGAGCATCTATTTGACTGAGTGGGCGTACCTGTTCCTGCAAGGCTTGCGCGAAGCGCAGAGCCATCGCGGCCTGGTCTTCGGTGCGTGCGCCGCCAAGGCGTTCTACAGGACCGGTAATTCGGCGACGAGCGCCACCACTCATAGCCGGGGTTCCGGGGGCAGCTGCTGGAAGCAAGCGCTGAGAAGCAGGCAGGCTCACACCTACACGCACTAAAGCCGCTGCTCGTTCTTGCCTGTTTATTTTGTCTAGTAAAGCTGCGCGTTCTCGTAAACCAGCATTTAAACTATCCGTAGCTTGAGCATATTTTCTGGCTGCAACGGTAGCTTCATCTGTACCTAAAGCAACTTTATTAAATGCTTCTGCGGCGTCTGCTACTGCAGATTTTAAATTATTTACGCTTCTTACTATACCTCCTGTGCCTATGTTTTCTAGATAGTTGTTTAATCCGTCAACTAATTTAGACGTTGCGGAAATTTCACTTTGCAGACGCTTTAGTTCTTGTGCGCCGCGAACCGCAATTTCAATATCGGCTCTGTAGGCCACGGCGCCGCGTCACACTCTGGTACTTCAGTTTACGCCGTAAAAAGCCGCCGGGGTTAGCGGCGGCGTCGGGCTTTGTCGATCTCCTTCTGCTGGTCCTCGTTGAGGATGCTGAAGTAGGCGCTCCAGCCGATCAGTTCTTCGGCGGTCATGGTGGTGCTGACTTCGGAAAGAGTCTTGCCTAACTCTTTGGCGACTCCGAATTGGAGCATGAGCC